AGACTCATATAATGGTTTATTAGTAGTACGCTCTGAGTTAAAATCTATGTGCAGTCATCATCATCAGCCGGTGACTGGGGTTGCTTATATTGGTATTATCCCCAGTGAGAAGGTAATTGGACTCTCTAAGTATACGCGAATCGCTCAATGGTGTGCTCGCCGTGGTACCCTACAAGAAGAGCTGTGCAATGATATATGCCGGGAGATTCAGCGAGCTACTGGTACTCAAGACGTGGCGGTCTATATCCAGGCCACTCACGGGTGCTGTGAAAATAGAGGTATCAGCGCTCATTCATCTTTAACGCAGACGACAGTATTGAAAGGTGAGTTTAATAATGCAGATGTGAAGAAGGAGTTCTTTGATAATATTAAACTGCAGCAAGAGTTTGCTCCTAGATGATTGATTGGTGGATGGGCGCATTCTATACAGTTGTAGTGATTATCTTACTTGACATCTTTTATTCAAGGCCTCGCTAACCTCTTGATTTTCTTACATACAAAAAGTTTCATTTTTATGAAAAAAATAGTAGATTTATCTTTTATTCAAGGCCTCGCTAACCTCTTGATTTTCTTACATACAAAAAGTTTCATTTTTATGAAAAAAATAGTAGATTTATTCTCTGAGGATACTATAATGAATGTAAGAAATAAGGAGATAGAGATTATGACTACAGCAATTATTCCGACTCGTGAAGAACTTGAAACTTTCATTTATTACCGTCATAAGGACGCTTACGGCGTTAAGGGTCGTCATTATGACTTCGACTCAATGAGCTACGAAGAGCTCGACGCAGAGGCGATCCGTCTCGATGAGGCTGCTATTGCGCAGATCGCGCATGAGCGTCGCTGCGATGCTGAAGCTCTTATTGAGTTTCGTGCTCGTGTCCGTAAGGTCATGGCGTTTTGTTCTTGTGATCGCTCTACTGCGATCCGTTATATCCTTGAAGGTGAGGGTTACATGGGCGAGTACGATCCTTCGTACATCTGCTACTGCATGGGCTTGCCTTACTCGGCGGCTAAGTTCATTGAGCCTCGCTTGAAGGAGCTCAATGAGCGTGCTACGAACGACGAGGAGTTCGTAGAAGAGTATGACGATCTGGAGGTAGCGTAATGTATACTGTATTTTTCTTCAACTTTGGATTCACGAAGCATTTTGATCTTGAATCTGAAGCTATTGAGTATGCGAATAAATCCGGCTTTGAATGTGCTGTGATTGGACCTGATAATGAACTAGTGAAAAAAGTGAGTGTATTGTAATGATTGATTTAAGTAAATTCCAGCAAGCAGTATGGGCTGCTAAGACTATTGAGCACAAGCGTAATGCGATGTTAGAGTTGATTGCTAATTCTCATGCTCGTAAGGAGACTAAAGAGAAAGCAGTTAATGATACTATTCGGGAAAAGTCGCCGACTCGGCTAGATTTCTTCGCCGCTAATTTCGGGCTTTCTGGAGAAGGATTGAAAACGCGATGAAGTATAAAGTATATTTGGCTAAACTAAAGCGTCCAGACCCCACTCCTGGGCTACCTCGTACTGTGTATAAAGTAGGCATTACAAGTTCGTCAGACGCAATGCGCCGTTTAACATATAATGGCCCTGATGAGCCGAATCCTATTGTGAGTGTCTTCCCTGATATTAAAGTGATGAATTCTGTCTGGTGTGAGTCAGAGGAAGAAGCGCTTGAACTAGAGCAGTATATCATGGATAATATTAAGTCAGGTGAAGACTATTTCCATAACTGGTACGAGCCTAGACAAATATCAGGCATCACTGAAATGCGTACTTGGGATTACGACGAAGTACAGGAAGTGTTTCGTATGATGACTGAACATAAGGAGAAAACTATTGAAGATCGCTCATGAGGCACCGCTTAGTATTTTTAAACAAGTACAGGGAGTAACAGATTATGATTACGCGCTTGTGCATTTGTTTGAAGAGAATGATGCATACTATCAAGCTTTTGTTGATGCGCTATTAGCAGGTCGAGAAGTCATTTTAGATAACTCGATCTTTGAGCTTGGAGAAGCATTTAGCGGTCAGGAATATTTTGATTGGATCAAAGCGCTCAAGCCAACCTATTATATTATCCCTGACGTGCTGGAGGATAAAGATGGAACAATCGAAAACTTCGATTGGTGGATGCAGACATACGGTAAAGAAGCGGGTGAATATTCATTGTCGATCGCTGTTGTTCAGGGTAAGACGTATGAAGAGATTTGCGAGTGCTACAAATACCTTATCGATAAAGTAGATAAGATTGCGATCTCATTTGATTACTCATTCTTCGAGCAACAGTTTCCTAATGAGCCTACGAAATATCATTCCTGGATGAAAGGTCGTCAAGAGCTGCTCGTTAAGATGGTTGAGGATAATATTATAGATGAAGATAAGCCACATCATTTATTAGGATGCGGCTTGCCTCAAGAGTTTGAGCTGTATGAGAATATGCCTTGGATTGATTCAGTAGATACATCCAATCCAGTAGTACATGGTATTAAAGGTATTGGATATACTTGGCAAGGCCTCGAAAATAAAGAAAGCGTCAAATTATATACGATGATGAACGATGATGTAACCGATCATTGGGATGATATCAAATATAATATTGAGATATTCAGGAGTCTATGTAATGCCTAAATGGGTAGCGCTATTCTCGCAGTCAGGATCTGAAATTGTAGAATTATCAGAGCGGTTAGGTAGACGGCCTGATAAGATCTATACTAATAATCAACAACCCGGAGAATGGATTGCAGGGATGGAGCCTGATATAGTAGATAGTCATGATGAGATTATGAAGCAGTTAGAGTTGTATGATAATCTAGCAATAGTGACGCTACATGGGTATTTAAGAATTATACCAGATCGTACAATTAAACAGATGCGTCATATATTTAATGGTCATCCGGCGTTATGTAATCGCTATCCTGAACTAAAAGGTAAAGATCCTCAAGAAAAGACCTGGAACTCGATCAAAGAGTATCCTATAATAGGATCAATAGTACATGAAGTTGTACCTGAAGTAGACGGCGGTAAAGTGCTGAAAGAAGTATGCTATACGAATCATCTATTGGATAAGAATGATCTCTATCGCACTTTACGTCGTTCATCTTTGATAGCCTGGGAACATTTCTTTAGAGATAGATTATGAAGATAGGAATTACGGGTACGCATAGTACAGGTAAGACGACGCTATTGAATGCGCTTCGTTCTGAACCTCTATTGCGTAACTATGAAGTTTGTGATGAAGTAACTCGTCAGATTAAGTCATGGGGCTTTGATATAAACGAAGCTGGGACGGATGTGACGCAACGTCTTATTATGATGAAGCATATTGAGAATATTGTATTGTATGAAGATATGATTACTGATAGGACGGTACTAGACGGGCTAGTATATACGCGCTGGCTATTTGAGCATGACCGTATTTCTAGTGATACGTTTTTATATGCTGAAGAAGTATTTGATGCTATCTGGGATGAATATGATTATATGTTCTGGCTACGGCCGGAGTTTGCATTGATTGAAGACGGTGTCAGATCAAATAACTTAGAATTTAGGAAAGAGATCGATCACTTATTCGATCATTATATTACTACGAAAAACTTAAACGTAGTTCATGTTACTGGTTCTGTAAGGGAACGTATTAATAAGATTATCGAGGTATTAGATGGCAAATGATCTGCAACAAGAACTGAATAAAATTGTATCAGAGCACTTAGGTAAAGCAGGCGACGGTACAGTAGTTAAGCCGTACGTTACGCCTGATGAAGTAGATGCCAGTCTGCTTGTACCTGTACCTCGTAAACTTAACCGTATTGATTACGGTATTGATGATGAGGATCTACCATTCTACGGATTTGATACTTGGAATGCATATGAAGTATCTTTCTTATTGAGTAATGGATATCCAGTATCAGGAGTGCTGAAGATTGTATATGATTCGAACAGCCCTAATATTGTAGAATCAAAATCTATGAAGCTGTATTTGAACTCATATAATATGGCTAAGATTGAGGCTGCATATGAGCGCGATGCAATTTGGCAGGTAGAAGAGCAGATTGAAAAAGACTTATCAGCTGCAGTTGGTGGTATTGTAGAAGTTAGCTTTAGACGTTATAATCGCGAGCCCCTTAGAAAGCCATTCCATTATGACTTTATTGAGCTTGAAAGTATTGTCAAGGTTGAAGATATGACCTTTGAGCATTATAACGAAGATGCATCTATCCTTCAATATGAGCCTCAATCAGGGTACTTACCATACCGCGTTACAACTAATGCATTACGCTCTAACTGTCGAGTAACTAATCAGCCAGATTGGGGTGATGTGTATATTGCGATTCATGGTGATCGTGCACCGACTCCTGATTCGCTGTTAAAGTATATTATCTCAATGCGTCGTGAGAATCACTTCCACGAAGAAATTTGTGAGTGCATTTACAAACGTTTATATGATGCATTGCCTGATCATGAGATCTTCGTATCCTGTTTATATACTAGACGTGGCGGATTAGATATTAACCCTGCACGTGCTTCAGCAGAAGAGATGCTATTTGATTATGCATATGCATTAGGTGAAGCTAGTGAGATGCACGTAAAGACAGAACGTCAATGATTGATAAAAACGTTGAAGCAGTTAGAGAGCAACTCTATAATAGAATGGAGACAGGATATAGCAAGTATGGAGTTACTACCGAGCGAACTGATATTGATTTATTAGGATGGTTGCAGCATCTACAAGAAGAGCTGTTAGATGCTGCAGTATATGTGGAGAGATTGAAAGATGAACTTAAAGACCGCGCTTAATTCACTGCCTGATACAGATAAAAATGTACTAGCAGTGATGTCTGGAGGATTAGATTCCTCTATTGTTGCTATGCTATTGCGTGAAAAGTATGGTGCTACTAAAGTAGTGGCGCTATCTTATGATTACGGTCAGAAGCAAAAGGTAGAATTACAGCGTGCGAAAGAGATGTGCCGGCAGCTCGGCATTCGTCATAAAATTATTAACTTAAGTATTCTAGGAGAGATTGCTAAACCGATCTCTGCTAACATCGGAGGCAGTAATGTAGACATGCCAACGATAAAAGATGTTCTGGGAGACCCTCAGCCGAAGACCTATGTGCCTTTTCGTAATCTTATTCTCCTCTCTCTGACTATGGCACAGGCTGAGGCTTCCCAGGCCTCACATGTATTTACCGGCCTTCAAGTTCATGATGAATATGGCTACTGGGATACTACTCAGAAGTTCGTTGATAGTATTAATGCTGTAGCTGCTCAGAATAGGACGTTTAAAGTGGAAGTCCAGGCTCCATTTTCATTACTATCTAAGTATGAAGAGCTATTGTTGTGTCAAGAGATGGGCTTAACAGATCTATTGAAGCATACATTGACGTGTTATGACCCAGATACTAAAGGCCGCTCATGCGGTAAATGCCCATCGTGTGCCGAACGTATTATGAACTTCGCTAAGTTCGGACAGAAAGATCCTATTTTCTACCAGTCTGATATTCCTTGGGATAAGTTGATCGAGGAGAACGCCCATGTGTAGTATAGTAGGATCTTTCAATACTGAAAGGGTTATTGAGCTGGCGAAGTTAAATGAGTATAGAGGTACGCATTCTCATAGTATCTGCTACATACATCGGTATACTATGGAGATTACTCATCTTCAGCGCAGCTTAGGACCGTTAGATTATCTTGAAATAGATGTGCCGCCGGATAACTATTGTATTGTCCATCAACAGGCGCCTACGACTGATAATAAAGATTTGAGTAATATTCATCCTGCGCAGATAAATAATAAGCTATTGTGGCATAATGGTATTGTCAAAGATAGAGAGATTAAACGGCTACAGGATTATCTTGAATGTAGCAGTACCTGGGATACTAAACTTATCTTGAGACAGTTGGTTGATTATGACACGCCTGAAAATATAGATGGTACTTTTAGTTGCGTTTACGTTGATGACTACTATATAATTGTATTCCGAAATGAGATAAGCCCGCTTTATTATGACAGTGATCTTACTATATCATCTACGAAGTTTGACAATAGTATCTCTCTTCCTCCTAATAAAATGTTCTATCTGCAGACTTCGCTCTGTGATGAGTCTCTCATTACTATTAGAGAGTTTAATACAGTTGAAAATCCTTACTACTTTGGTGATTAATTATGATGAGACATATCGCGTCTCCCACGGCGCTATCTAATTTAACTAACATACAAAAGCAAGACGTTCAGCCTAATGCTGTAGATCTACGCTTAGATAAAGTCTTTAAGATGAAGAATAGTAAATTCGTCATCGATGAAGAGTTTAAGGGTCATCGTGGTACGGAAGAAGTATTGCCCGATGATGATGGATACTGGGAATTAGAGCCCGGTTCATATGAAATCGTAATGGAGAATATCATCCATGTTGGACAAGGTGAAGCAGGATTTGTTATCACGCGATCCACTCTTAATCGTAACGGGGTCTATATTACCTCTGGTCTCTATGATTCTGGCTACCATGGCATTATGGCTGGAGTGATGCATGTAACTAACGGGCCTATGCGTGTAGCCAAGGGTACTCGCGTAGGGCAATTCCTACTCTTTCAATCTGAAACTATAGGTTCTTATGACGGTGATTACGGCTTAAATAAGAAGCATGATAAAAAGTATGGTGTATAATGGAAATTAAAATTGCTGTAGAGAAGCTTCGTCAAGCTAAACTCTTTGTTGCCGCTCCAATGTATGGAGGCCAGTGTGCAGGTATGTTTTGTAGGTCAACTAATGACCTATCTGCACTCTGCGCACATTACAATATCGAGGTGCGGTTTTACTACCTCTTTAACGAGTCTCTAATTACACGAGCCCGTAATTATTGTGTTGATGAGTTTATGCGTTCTGATTGCACGCATTTAATGTTCATTAATGTATCTCATGGGAGAAGATCAAGGCTGCGGTCGATAAAGGCGTAGCAGATGATGATCCTAATGTATTAGATAACTTTGTAGGCGACTACGTATTTAATCCTGCAGGCGGCGAATCACAGATTCCTATCGATAAGCCGGTCGAAGTGATGGAAGGCGGAACTGGCTTTATGATGATCCGTAAGAGTGCGTTCGAGCGCTATAGAGAAGCATATCCAGAGTTCTCCTACAAACCAGATCACGTACGTACCGAGCATTTTGACGGTACAAGAGAAATTCATGCATTCTTTGATTGTGTGATTGATCCTGAATCAAGACGTTATTTGTCAGAAGACTATATGTTCTGTCAATGGGCGCGGAAAGCAGGTATCAAAGTGTGGTTATGTCCTTGGATGAAACTGCAGCATGTCGGTACTCATATTTTCGGTGGTAGTCTAGCTGATCTTGCATCAGTCGGAGCTGCGGCTACAGCTGATACTTCTAAACTAGGTGGGAAGAAGAAAGCGAAATAATGGGTACTTCAACACGCAGTTTAAGGGCGTGGAGAAGTTTGACTACATTGGCGGAAGCCGTTATAATAGATGATGAACCTTTTAACTTGTGGAGCTATAATATGAAGTTTTCTGAAGATACGCTAAATGTATTGAAGAACTTCTCGACGATTAACCCGTCCATTTTATTCAAGCCGGGTACAACGCTTGCAACCGTATCGCCTCAAAAGACGATTATGGCAAAAGCGACTATTGAAGAGGATATTCCTGCTAAGGGTGGGATCTACGAACTGGCAAGATTGCTAGGCGTTCTTTCATTATTTGAGGAACCTGTAGTGCAGTTCAAGGATAACCATTTACGAGTACAGGATGAGAAGCGAACTGTAAACTATACGTTTGCGGACGAATCTATGATTGTGACTCCTCCAGATAAGGAGATCACTTTTCCAGATCCAGAAGTCGAAGTCAATGCTGAATGGAATGATATTCAGAGTGTACTTCGAGCAGCTGGTGTGATGCAGTTACCAGAGATTGCGCTGTCAGGGCATGATGGTAATGTGTATATTGAGGCTTGTGATTCTAAGAATCCGACTGCCGATGTATATAATGTAACGATCGGAGAAACGGATCAAACGTTTCGGATGATCTTTAAAGTAGAGAACTTGAAATTGGTTAACAATAATTACCGGATCAAGATCTCATCAAAGGGTATTGCTCAATTTGAGAGTACCAACCAATACGGTCCTAAACTGCAGTATTGGATCGCAACAGAAACTAACTCTTCGTACGGAGGTAACTAATGGCTGATCAAGATCAAGCCCCTGGACTGTCTTTGGCAGATCTGCAAAACGTAGTCGTCTTTATTGACGCGGCAGTAGCGCGTGGCGCTGTTAGAGGAGAAGAACTCTCAGGAGTTGCTGCTCTTCGTGAACGCTTCGTTTCATTTATTGAATCGAATAATGCGGTTGAAGAAGCTGCATCTGAACCAGAAGCTGAAGAAGAAGCTGCTGAGTGATCAAAGGCGGCGCAAGCCGCCTTCTTTATATAATGAAAGAGGTGTGAATGATTCGTGATGAATTTCTCTGGGTTGAAAAATATCGTCCGCGTAGAATAGATGATTGTATTTTAACACCTGATCTGAAAGAGACGTTTCAAACGTTTATCGATCAGAATAATGTACCTAATATGATCCTTTCAGGCGGTCCTGGCGTTGGTAAGACTACAGTAGCTCGAGCCATGCTAGAACAGCTTGATTGTGATTATATTGTTATTAACGGTTCGATGAATGGTAACATCGATACCTTGCGTCATGAGATTAAAAACTTTGCGTCTGCAGTATCTTTTACTGGAGGTCGAAAGTATGTTATTCTTGATGAGGCTGATTATTTGAATCCGAATAGTACGCAGCCGGCTCTTCGTAATTTTATGGAAGAATATGCGTCGAATTGTGGCTTCATAATGACCTGTAATTTCAAGAACCGTATTATCGCACCGTTACATTCTCGGTGTTCGGTCATTGACTTTAAGATACCTAACTCTCAAAAGCCTCATCTAGCTTCTCAATTTTATGAGCGAGTGCTAGATATATTGAGTATGGAGAATACTGAAGCAGATGCGAAAGCTGTTGCTGCCGTCATTAAGAAGTATTTTCCAGATTGGAGACGAGTACTAAATGAGCTTCAGCGCTATGGAGTAACTGGTCGTATTGACTCAGGTATCCTGGCTAATCTAGAAGATGTATCTCTAAAAGATCTAATCGATTGTATGAAGAATAAGCAATTCACTAACGTACGTAAGTGGGCTGCTCATAATATCGATAACGAGCCAACAGCTATCTTTAGAAAGCTGTATGATATGGCTACAGATTATCTAGAGCCGTCTAGTATTCCGCAACTTGTTCTAACGATAGCAGACTATCAATATAAATCGGCATTCGTAGCTGATCAAGAAGTAAATTTGGTAGCATGCTTAACTGAAATAATGGTGCAGTGTGAGTTCAAATAACTTTTGCGAGAAGTGCAATCAGATCATCGAGGATGCATCTGGAGGTGGTATTTGTTTGAGAATGGAAGACGGAGAAGCATATTTTTGTGAGACCTGTCTTAATGAGATTTTAGAGGAAATTTACGAAGATGAACGCGTTCGATTACGTAACAGCGGCAAGCTACAGCAAGAAGGATCTCATCCGGGATAGTGATAATCCCGAGCTTGCAGAAGCATCATACGTACCCTTTTTAACTAATCGAGCATTCTCATACCACGCTGATGCGGTATTATACGCTAATGAGATGAACATGAGGCCGCATGTAGATAATCTCCTAGCGTTCGACTATTACCTAAATAGTCTCAGACCACAAAAGCGATTCTCCAAGTGGGAGAAGAAAGAAGAGAATGGTGACCTCGAGATAGTAAAAGAGTACTATCAATATAGCTATGAAAAAGCTAGTCGCGTGTTGTCATTATTATCAGAAGATCAACTAATTGAATTGAGAAGAAGAATACAAAAAGGCGGCCAATAGAATGATTTCCCTCGATGATATGATCGAGGTCACGCTAGGAGAGCAAGAAGACTTCCTCAAGGTACGAGAAACCTTAACTCGTATCGGCGTGGCATCTCGTAAGACAAGAACCCTATTCCAATCATGCCACATCCTGCATAAGCAAGGCAAGTATTATATCGTGCATTTTAAAGAGCTGTTTGCTCTTGATGGAAAGCCTACAAATTTTAGTGAAGAAGATATAGCGCGTAGAAACACTATTATCAATTTACTAGGTGAATGGGGATTGATAGGACTAGTAGTTCCAACTAAATCAGCTGAACCTGTGGCACCTTTGAGTCAAATTAAAATTATCTCATTTAAAGATAAAGATCAATGGGAACTTGTAGCCAAGTATAACATTGGTAAGAAAAAATAGTTGACTTTTAGTCATCATGCCTATATATTATAGTAACGTCGCCGATAACCGGGACGTACTTAATCTTGCTTGTAAAAGGAGATAAACATGACAGGCGTTAAAACATTATTCCCTCGTTCTTCATTTGTAGGCTTCGATCACTTGTTCGATGAACTGGATCGAGTAGCCAGACAGGCGAATGAAAATTACCCACCTCATAATATAGTTAAGTTTGATGATCACAATTATCAGATTGAATTAGCAGTGGCGGGTTTCAAACGCGATGAGCTAACGATCGAATCAAAAGATCGCACTCTCACCATTGCCGGTGAGCATCAAAATCGCGGAAGAGATTACATTCATCGTGGCATCTCAACTAAGAAATTTGTGCGCAACTTTAGGCTGTCTGAATATGTAGAAGTCAAAGGAGCGGATCTTCAGGACGGGGTCTTGGCAGTGCAGCTGCAAGTAGTAGTCCCGGAAGAAATGCGTCCTCGCAGAATCCCTATTGGTTACAGCGAGGAAAATACCAATGCTCAATTACTTACTGAAGACACTGAAAACGGTTAGTCACGGCTTCGTTGAAGGTCAGAAGAGACGTGCTGCGTTTCATACGGCGCAGTACTTAGTATACCATAACAAAGACTTTAAGAACCTTTCAGTTCATGAAGTCTATAACAGGATCCTAGATGAAAGTCGCCCGACTGACATCTTGGGTAACAAGGTGGCTAGCTAATTCAAGCTAGCCTGCCTTACAGTAATGATCTTACTGACATCAGTATTTGATGCTCATGCAAAGTATAGATCAACACTAGACACATACACACACAGGAGAAATAATTATGTCGTCGAAAAATCCTTTTGAAATCCGTTTTGATGTTCTAGCTATGGCTAAAGAGCTCATGGATCGCCAGTACGAGCAAGCTCAGAATCAGTTCTGGGCCGCTTTAGATCAAGCTAAAGATCAACAGAAAGACGTGACAGAAGTCTTTGAGAAGTATACACCTAAAATGTATCAACCTCAAGAGATTATGGACAAGGCGGAAGAGCTTTATAAGTTCGTGACAAAGAAGGACTAAATCATGTGGCCATACACTTCAGAAGAGTATGATGAATGGTTTAGTTGAATAAATAGGGGTGTCTTCGGGCACCCCTTTTCTATGATAGGAGTTTAAATGAAACTTTCCAAGAATTTTTCCCTCGCCGAATTTACAAAATCTCAGACAGCAGAACGCAAAGGTATTGATAACACTCCACAGGGAGAGCATATGGATGCAGCTGTTGCATTATTTGAAAACGTTGTTCAGCCAGTTCGTGATGTATTTGGTCCTACTGTTATCAATTCCGGGTATCGCTCTCCTGACCTTAACGCTGCT